TCGATGACCCGCATCTGCATCCCGACAGATTGCACAAACCAGATGGCCGTATTGTCTCCATATCCCAAGTCCCAAAACGTGTGGACCGGCTTGGCCGGCTCATACGGAACGCGTCCGATGCGACCTTCCTCGCGCATCTTGCGCATCTCATCAGCGTAGACAGCGCCATCCAGCACGCGCAGACAATGGCCTTCCCAGATATGCAGGTACAGGTCACGGCTTCCGGTGTCATAGGCGTGGACGCGCTCTCGCTCCAACTCAACAGGAAACCATGGATTGTCTCGCCAGTTCACGGCATTGCTCAGGCAGTTCGGCGGCGGGTCGGCAATGAACCGCTGATAGGTGGGGTCGGTTTCCAAGTGCGGATTGAACGTGACCCATATCTCCGAACCCGGCGCGCGAATAGTTGGGATAAGCACGCGCCATGATTCTTCCGTTACCTTTTCCGCTTCTTCCACCCAACAGACATCGACGCCTTCCATTGACTTGATGCTGTTGATGTTGTGGCGCAGCCCCTCAAAAATGAACTGAGACCCGTTCGATCCTTTGATGGTAGTCTTCTGGATTTCATAGAAGTGCGACAATCCAAGCGTTTCAACTTGATCGGACAGCAGCTTGTGGACGGATTCAAGAATGGAGTTTTGCACTTCCCGAGTGCAGAGAATCCGCATCGGTTTCTGCGCGGCGAGGATGAGCAGGGCGCGGGCAACCCCCCATGATTTGCCGGAGCCGCGCCCACCGTGAAGGACTTTGTATCGGGATGGTCTGAATAGCAGGCTCAGCTTGCGCGGGAATTGCGCGTCAACCTGCCTTGTCGGGGTCATGGAATGTCACCGTGATGCCGACCTGATGATTGATAGGTGCGTCCGGGTCGCCGCCGTGCGTGATGCGGTCGCCGTATTTTTTCGGTGAAACGCGGGCGGCTTCCCATTTGATGTTGTCGCAAAGCAGCTTTGCGCGGCTGACATCTTCAACGGTTTCGGCAATGTTTTGCATTTCCTCAACCTTGGCCTCGGCGTATTCTTCGCGCGCGCGCGCGTGCATGTCTGCTAAGCCTTCGCGGTCAATTGCAAGGTACCACTCACTGCGATTTATCCCTAACTCGCGACACGACTGCACGACAGGCTGACCGGCACTCAGCAGCGCCAGAATGTTAATCGCGGCCTCTCGCGTCACCATTATCGCCTCCCCCCAAAATAATTATTCGCCGCATCGCTCAACGTATCCGCCCCAATGTATCCCAGCGCACAGACAAACATCAGGGCAGACCTGTCCGCTATGTCGTGCGGGAAGTTCATCCTGGTCACAAACAGGTACAGCACAACCGGGTGAATGATGGACGCAATGATAGCGAATATCACGCCCTCGACAATTCGCGCAGGCCAGCGTTTGCGCCCACTGTACCATCCGCGCAGCTCCACAATCAAAAACGCCAGCAGCGGCACAAGCAGCGCCTTGTAAAGCTCGTCGAAGGCTGTTTCCATCACGCGGAGCTTCACGCGATGTACCCCTGCGACATTGCGGCCAGTGCCAGCACGGCTGTGGTGGACAGTAACGCCATGACAATCACGCGCATTATTTCCGCTCCCGTAAAACAATCCCGAGCGCACAAAACACAATGCCCGCCACAATCATAGCCTGATTCACCGGCTCCATCATGCCTATTGCCAGCACCATTGCCCCGAGACTGCCCCAGGATGACGGCTCCTTGAACCGTGAGCGCCGAGGTGTCATTGCGTCACCGTCGGGCAAAGTTTCAGCGTGATTTCTGGGCATACCGGCAAATTGGGCATCCCGGCGCATCCGGTCAGCAGCAGGCAGAGGATTACGGTTTTCATCGTTGTGCGCTCCACCACTGTTTAACATCAAAACAAGGGCATTCCTTCAGCCAGTCGCGGCTGTCAATTTTCCCGTCTTTGTTCGTGTCGCCGTAGAAATCCCGATGCCCCTGGATGACGGCTTTCGGGTATTTGCCATGCAAGCTCAACAGCAGGTTTTTGAGGGAATCAAATTGGTCTTGCGTGAAATTGTTCTTTGCCAAGGCTTTCTCGGTTGTGACCTTCGACGTGCGCGCCCATTTTGTCCTCAGGTCGGCCGCGCTCAATCGTGCCGTCTCGCTTGATGACGTAGTGGTAACCGATGCAAGCAAATCCGCGTTCGACGTGCATCCGGTGGATATCACGGACGCCCATGATGGCGGTCGGTCGGGTAGCGGAACAGTGGACAGCGATGTATTTGACGCCAGCAATTGCCGCCAGTTTGCCTATAGGTAGCGCAATCGGGCAGGCGGTTATTTGCATGGTGGCCTCGGAATAAAAAACCCGGATGGCTCCGGGAAGGGGATGTTCAGATATTAGCCATCGTTCGGAGGGTTTTGCAAGTCTGGCTTTTTTGCATCGCTGGCGAACGGAGTGCCAAGGCCAATCCATCTGCATCCACATAGTGGAATGGGGCAAACATCGTATCCCGGACAAACATGCTCATCCTGGCCGAACAACTCCGGCTGCATCAGTTCAATTGTGGCCGACATGTCACCCTCGCAAAATACCATTTACGCCCTGCAATGCGGTCGTTGAGATGCTTGTGCATGTCCGCTGTGAAATCGGTTGGCATGGCGTGTTTAGACTCGAACTTGACCACATCCTCACGTATCAAATCGCCATCTTCGTACCGAATTACCGCCGTGACTTTCCAGTTATGCGGCTTCGTGCAGTATTTCGCGCATCCGTTTTCGTGACGGATCGGTCCTTCGATGCCGTCAGGTTTGACGACAAACGCGGCGAATGGCTGGTGTTGTAGTGGTTTTTTCATAGCTCTTCCCGCTCCCATCCTGCTCGGAATCCGCCCTGTTTCGGCCAGACAACAACGAGCGGGAACGGGAATTTTTCAGCGCAAACGCGCAGCTTCACTTTTGCGTCATCCTCAGCCCGATACCCTCCGGCAGAGTTGCGCGCCTTGACCTCGTGTATTTCAATGCGGCCGTCCGAGTACAGAACCATAAAATCCGGGTAGTAGTGACATTTTGCCGCCACTTTCAGCCCGACACACTCAAACCACCACAAAGCCACTTCCCCGTCTATTTGAGACGCTTTCAGGTGTTCCGCGTAGGCTGATTCGGTTTTGTTCATTTCACCGGCTTTAAGGCGGCCCAGCGCCTGCGTGCGGGTCTTTCCTGATGCCGGTTTGCGGCTACTGATTGCCCGGTACTGCTGCTCAGTCATGCGTGTCATGCCGCCCTCCTCGCGTTATTGCTCTGCTGCTCAATTAAGATCAGCGCCCTGTGCTTAATCTCATCCGCCCATTCCGGGTGATTTTCCCGAATCATAGCCATCCCCTCACGCCCGTATTCGGCTACGTTCGCCGCCTTGTCGGCCAGCCACATCTCGCGCCCAATCGCACAATAGCGCCCTGACCTGCCGTCACAGCATCCGATTTGCAGGTGGTCGATCAGGGCCAAGTGCGTGCTCATTTTCGCGACCTCTTGCCCAGCTCGACCATAATCGCTTCCGCATCCGTCAGCCCAAAATCATGCTTGATGCGAAATACCGACTTGTTGCACAACCCCAGACGCCGACAATGCGCGCTTACGCTGTCGCGGATGCCATCCAGGGAGATGCCGCACTTAAGCCCATGTCTTCGCAGCAGCATCGACACAGCGCCACACGTCACACCAAGCTCGGCCGCAATCTGTTTTTGATTAAGACCGCGCGCAACAAGATCGTAAAGCATCTCGTAGGCTGTTTCGCCTTTGGATTCAGCAATTCTTTTGACCGCCCAGTTATTTGCCATTGCGCGCATCCCGTGTTGCCTTACGAACAATCGCAATCTCCAGTGCGTCTACCGCGCTGACGCCGTAATCCCTGAGGATCTTGCGCACGCTTGATTCGCTGACGCCTGCCTCACGACAGCGGCCCCTGATTGCAAGGATTTCATCACGCGCCTTTGCTCCGGAAACCGCAATTCCAACGGCATCAGCAAAACCAACATGGCACGCCCGCATGATCTTGATCACCGTCCCGTGTTTAACGCCTGCAAGCCTGCAATGCTCGCTCCTGGTCCCGCGCCTGCCTCGAAACTCGAACCGGAACGGCTCACGGTTGTTGTCGGTCGGCGATGACCATTCCAGTCTGTTGCGATGCAACCAGTTGTAAATCGTGTTCGGCGATACGTCCAGAGTCTTGGCTGCGGCGTAGATGTTCATCTTCCCGCTGCACTGCCGGTAGTACTCGGTCATTGAAATTCCGGTGCGCTCAAGGCATCGGGTTTCAAGTATTAGCGGTCGTCCTGTTTTCATTTTGCCGCCCCCATAAACTCGGAAAACATCGCGCCGTAATCAATCCGCTTTGCCCGCTGCCGGTGCATCATCGCCGCAAAGTCCAGCAGCGATTGCGGGCTGATGCCGTTATGCAAGATTCCGTCCACGTGCTGGCTGTCGATGTTATCAATTCCAGCCATATCCAGCAGCGAAACCATATCGCGCACCATGTCGACCGGTTCAATGATCTTGGTTTTGTTATTTCGCCGCATTTCGATTCTCCAGCATCAGTTGTTGTAATCCGCTCACGTCCTCGCGGTTTGTTGCCTTGGTCATCCATCGGTCAATTTCTCGCAGGTCGGTTATAACGCCCATCTCAATTGCCTCGTTGACAATGCGCACGTTGTTTTCCGCGCTGGGTTTCTTCGGTGCCGGTTCATCCTTGCCCGCCACGGATGCAATCAGGTCGCGCAGCCGCTGGCTTGCTTCCTGCTTGTCGATAACGGCTGGCAATGGCTTGTCCGTGCCAATCATTTTTGCCACGTTACCGGCAATCGCCGCCACAATCGGCCCGGTATCCTGGTTATGGCGAGGCAGCATCTGCACTACCGTTTCCCGGCTTATGCGGCCTGCCTTATAAGCCGATTCTAGGGCCGAATGGCGTAAATCCTTGTCATGCCCTTGGCTAACCACCCAACGCGCCTGGAAACCGGCTTTCCGCGCGTTTTCGACGCATTCCTGATACTTGGCGATGAACCCTCGGCTAGCATTGAACTTGTCACCAGCCTCCATCAGCGCCTGACCGACATCTGCCCATGACTGCGCTGTTTCGGTCGTCCAGACTACGGTCACGGCATCATCCATCGCCTGGATTGCGGTTGACCATGCTTCTTCGGGCGACGGGCGACCATCGGCATGCTCCAACCGGCTCAACAGGTCGGCAGGCACCGGCATGAAACGGCCACGGCTAACATCCCGCGCATGAGCATCAAACGCAGATTGAACCTGTTCCAGCGAGAACGCGGCCAGCAGGCGGAACCACATCGCAATTTGAGTCGTCGATATCGTTTTGCCGTACAGCACGGCCACATCGTTGAGCATGCCGCTAAATGCCCCAAGATCAGAATCACGCATCAAACACCTCGCCGGTCACGGTTTTTGAAGTCGAGAATCCCAGGATTTCCGCCGCGCCTTCCGCCAACTTGCGCTTGCGCTGTTCGTAGTCGTCGTTGGATTCAGGGATGCGCTTTCCGTTCGCCGGTTGATTAGCGTACCAGTCAGCATTGAACCCCTGCCATCCGCGCTCAATGCAAGTTCGCAAGGCGTCTTCCAGCGTGATCTTGGCCTTGGCAGCCTCGCGCTTGATTCCGTCGATCGCAGTTTCCGTCAATGGCGCTTTCTTGGCTTTCCGCAGTTTCAGGAAGTCAAAAATAACCTGTTCGCTGATGCCATCGCTGGCCAGCATCAAAAAATCAGCGCCGCGAGGCGTTCCTGTTCCTGTTCCTGTTCCTGTTCCTGTTCCTGTTCCTGTTCCTGTTCCTGTTCCTGTTCCTGGTTTCGAAAGGGTTCCGGAAGGGTTTAGAAACGGTTCGAAAACATCGCGAAAAATGTAGCTGTCAAAACTATCGAAAGCCTTGGCGCACAAGTGCTTGACGATGCTTGATGATGGTATCTGCTCAAAGAGACGGGCGGCGGCCTTGCCTTGGTTCGGGTTTTCCAGTGGGTTGAGACGTAGGTACTTGTGGATAACTACCCATTTTGACGCCTTATCATGGGTTGCGAAACCGTTCGCCAACAGTTCATCAAACCCTTTCGAAACCCTTGTTGAAGTCCATTGCAGGTCGTCGCAAACGTATGCCTCCGGCAAACGAAAGCATCCGATCATGTTGGAGTGAGGGCTTGTCAAAAGATAAAACGCAAGGATACGAGCATCTTCCGGCATCCGCCGGATGTCCTCGCTTGTCCAGAATGCCGAGTGGACCCGGCTATAATCGCGCATGGGAAACTCCCAACAAAAAACCCTCTAGTCTGTACCTTTGGCAGATGCCATCGGAGAGAAGCCAGCAAAGGCTCCGATGGCATACAAGGCACAGACTAGAGGGCTTCAAGTCTGCACCAGCTTCTAACACTGCGCGCCTTCCTGCCAAGGTCGGAAACGCAATCGCCGGTAGGGTTTCGACTCCCTGGACCGGCGAGGATATTTTAGCAGAAAATCAGTCCTCGAAATCAAATAATTTTGGGCTGTTTACCTTCTGCTCCATGCTTTTGAGGTAGTACGTAGAATCCATGAAATAGCCCGGATTCAGCTCGCTACCTTGGCCACGCCTGCCCATCTCAATGGCGCAATACGGCACGGTTCCCAGACCACAGAACGGGTCATATACCAAGTCGCCCTTGTTACTGTAACGCTCGATCAGGCGCTTGACGATATCGGTCTGCAAAGGGCATACATGCTGCTCTACGGCCCGGCGCGACTGGTCGCTGTTCAGAGTCAACATCCGGTTGATATCGTGCCAAACGTCAGGATGGTGAGACCCAGGAGCAAGCGACATGAACGTTGACGGCAACGCGCCGCGCAACTCCAAGTCCTCGCCCAGCTTGACGTGATGCTCGTAATCATAGACGTTTTGCAGGCTGAACTTGGTAAACATGCTTGCCAGCTTGTCAGGCCCATAACCGGCCATCTCTTCGGCTGTAATCATGCGGTTGCCCGATGACCTCCAAAACGCATGAGCGTCGACTTGCCAGTGCGCGCGGGTGTATTCCTCCTTCGATTTCCTCACCGGTTCGTCGGCATAACCGCGCGTCCTGTCAGTCTGCGGCTTGCGGAACAGGATGATGTATTCCGGAGAGCCAACGCCCATCTTGGTGCCGTCCTTGCACTGTTCAGACCACCCGAGCCGATAAGTCTGGTTATTCTCGCGAACCACATCAGTGACCACGGTAATCATACCCATGTAGTCAAATCCATGTTTCAAGCCGTGGAAAGTCGCCTCGCAATGAAACGGGGAAACGGTCGGAGCACCGGCGCCGGTCACGTTTCCGAACAGGATGCGGTCCTTGACGTGGCAGGCGTAGATGCGGCCGGGTTTAAGAATCCTCAGCAGTTCCGGTGTCAAAAAATCCATCTGCGCCCAGAAATGGTCGTTGTTCTCGGTGTGGCCGAAATCGTTGTAGCTGGGGGTGTATTCGTAGTGGTTGGCGAACGGAATGGAAGTTACAACCAGGTCAACGTGGTTTTCCGGCTGACGGCGCGCCTCGATTACGCAATCGTTATTAGCCACGGTCCATCCTTGGCCGTCGACCTGAATGCGGTCAACGCCGATGGAGCGGGTTAGTTCTTCGGCCATCTGAATGTGATTAAGGCCGTACTTGCGGATGATATCGGTCATGTTTTCCACCATGTGATTATGTTGCGCCCACTTCTCCAGCAGGACTTTCAGAACGTCGCGCTCGGCTTCAGTGTGTATGATGTGAATCTCGCACTCGCGCGATTGCAGAAACCGGAAGATCCGGTGGATGGCTTGAATGAAGTCGTTGAACTTGTACCCGATGCCGGTAAAAATCATCTTATGGCAATGGCGCTGAAAGTTGCAGCCACTGCCAGCAAGCACCGGCTTTGTTGAAAGGATGCGGAACTTTCCGTCGGAAAAGTCAATGATGCGCTGCTCCCGCGCGTCAAGGTCTTGAGAACCCCATACGGCCAGCGATTCCGGCAGTGCCTTTTGAATGGCATGGCGCTCTGTTTCTAGGTCATGCCAGATGATGAAGTGATCATCTGGCGACCTGTTGATGATATCGACAGCCTTGGCCACCCGAGCGTCAAGACTGTCTCGCTTTTCCGATGCTGCGGCCGACAAGCCGAGCGCAGTATCTTTGAACAGAAATGCTTGACCATCTCGGTCATGTCCTGCGCCAGCGTGATCAGTCGGGATTTCATGATAAATAACCTGCATTGGCGGCAGGGCATAGCCGGTGTCGTCATAGCCAAGGTCAGACGGCTTGCTGATGAACACGGCCCAGGATGCCATCCAGAGCCAGAACTCGCGCTCCTTGTGCGGGTAAAGCGTCAAGTTGTTTGCCTTGGTCGAATCGCGCCTGAAAAACCGTGTCAGCGCTTGGCCGGTGTCCATGATGCCGAGAAACCCGGCGTAGTGTATAAGCTCTTTGAATCGGTTTGGAGACGGGGTAGCGGTAGCGACAAACCGGTATTTCACGGTCTGGAAAATTGCCAGAAACGTCTGATAAGTATCTGAGCCGAACGACCGCAGAACTGACGCCTCATCCAGCGAAACGGCGGTGAACAGATTGGGGTCCAGCTTGCCGTCACGGACGGATTCGTAGTTGGTCAGGTAGAAGTCGCAGCCGTCAACCATCTCCTCCGGGCGGCGAATGAACTCAAACCGGACGCCGAGCATGGCGGCATCACGGCGGAATTCCTGGCGCACACCGAGTGGGCAAATGACCAAACACTTTCCGCCAGCCTTGGCGTGAATCAGGCGCAGGGTTTCAATCTGCATGACCGACTTCCCAAGGCCAAACGCCGCGAAAATAGCCCTGCATCCGCCACGCACTGCCCATTGCACGATATCACGCTGGTGCGGTTTCAGGATGTGATTGATTTCGGACTGATCCACGTCAAAACCGTCCATTTTTGCCATGCGGATTTTTTCCCGCACGAAGTTGATATAGTCGATGTTTTCCATTTTGCACCCACAAAAAAGCCCTTGCCTCTCCGGTGGTGGAAAACCCCGCGCGCGATGACTGACAGGCAAAAGTCACGCACAGGGAACACCGGAGAGGCAAAGGCTCGTTAGCCCGTCAGTCTGTCGTCATTGCGGTTTCCACACCACGCCGACGCACTATTTTACCATGCCACCAGCATCCAAACCATCGCCAGCATCGGCCACATCACAAAAATCATGTATCCGATGAACACGGCACAGATGACGATGATGATTGCATCCGGCCCCGCTCTGATCCAGCGGGGCTTTTTCGTTTTATGGATGTTGTGGCGCGGGACTCGAACCCGCGACCCTCGCGATCATCATGACCGCCCGCTCTCCCGTTGAGCTAGACACCGCAACCGGCTGGGCACTGTTTTCGCGTCTCAATGACGCATCGGGGAGCTTTCGCCCTTTG